AGCACAGGACGACCTCAAGGCTCTTGACGAACTCATCGCGGACCCCAATGTTCGTGCAGGTTCCAAGGGTCGCTATAAGAACAAGTCGTATACCCTGGCACAACTTGTAACGGAACGAGCAAAGGTCGCCAAGCAGGTCGAACAAGAAGAAACTGCTGCCGCAACTGCTCGCACAACCGCAGCCCGTGAAGCCGCAGCAGAAGCCAAGACCGCGAAAGCAACGCAAGAAGAACTGAATCGTGAGATTCGGGCGGCTCGTGGCGAACTTGAAGCAGCCCAAGGAAACCTGAACATCGCTATCGACAGAGGCGGAGATGTCGCTGCCGCACAAAAGGTTCTGGGTGAAGCGTTCCGCAAACTTCAGCAGTTGAATCCACAGGACAAGATGCTTGAAGGTGTCTCTGTCCCAACTGTTTCCCGTGGTGGCGCAGCCCGTGAAGGCGGAATGGAAGTATCCACAGCCCCAATCATGGGAACCGCAGACCGTCTCGGGGCGGAACAGGCAGCCAAAATCCAGCAAACAAACCCCGACAGCGTCCGTGTTGATGACACAAAAACCGTTACCCGCAACGGCTCCCAGGTCAAGGTTGAAACCAGGTCGGATAACTCGGTCAAAGAAACCGTTGAAACCAAAACTCCTGTCACGGCTCAGTCCGCAACCGATTGGGAAGCCACGTTCCGACAGACATTCCCATCACGCGCATGGATTCTCGACGAGGTAGACCGCACCAAATACCCGCAGTTGTTTTCGCTTCTCAAGAAAGCCCACGATGAGAAGTACTACACCACCCCAGAAGGACAGCAACGCTTCCTTGCGGAACTTGAAGCCGTTGATTATTACAAGGAACTTGCGGTATCTGGCAAGGTTCGTGACATCAAAGCAGTCGTTGGCGACCTCGGGTTCGAGTCCACAGACTTCGGTCGTTTTGTCAACCAGGCAATCAACTTCGGCTGGTCTGGGGACCGACTCAAGCAAGAAACCTATAAGGAAGTATTCCGCCGTAACCCAGACGGAACGTACGCCAACCCGACCGCAGTCGCTAGAACGACCAAGGGCGCGGATTATCTCAGCGTCGGCAACATCGCCAAGGCATACTTCAACACCGCATCTGACGCAGGAATCGAGAGCGTACTCACGGGCAGCATCACCAACGAGGACTTCGCTCGTCAACAGCGAGAAATCGCCAAGACCCGTTACGGTCACCTATCGAACCTGATTGACCAGGGCGTCACCCTTGAAGACTTGTCGGCTAGTTACAAGTCGGCTGCCGCAAAACTCCTTGAATTGGACCCGAACACGATTGACATGTCACAAGCCCAGTACGAGGTAGCCCTCGCATACGGCGGCGAGAACGGTCAGAAGCGCACCATGACCACAGGCGAATGGGAGCGTCTGCTTCGAACCGACTCCCGTTACGGTTGGGAAAAGACTGAGAACGCCAAGGACGAGGCACGTTCCCTTGCAACTAATATCGCTCAGGCATTTGGAAGGATTCTCTAATGTCAATGACTTCACCGTTCGCTGAAATCACCGAGGACGCTGGCGCACGAGCACAAGCCATCCGCAGTCAGGAAGCCTTTGATGCAACCTACGGGTTCCGTAACAGCCTGCTGACTTCTGGTACGCCAGCCCCGCCAGTACTTGACAAGTGGGGGCGCGCACCTGGCGACCCTGATTACGGCAAGGACCCACTCGGCGGAGGCGGAGGTTCAAACGTCACAGGTCCTCGTGTCATGTCCGACGCAGAAACCGCCACCACCATCCTCACCAACACCCTCAAGTATTACGGTTTGGATGACCCTGAACTCGTCACCTCCATCAAAGACGCCCTCGCCAACCGCATCATCACAGGCTCCTCAACCGTCGACGAAATCGGTGTACAACTCCGAGAAACCCCAGCCTTCCAACGCCGCTTCTCCGCGAACGAAGCACGACGCGCCGCAGGCAAACCCGCCTACTCCGTCAGCCAATACCTCCAGTTGGAATCCTCATACCGCAACACGCTCCGTGCTGCTGGTATGCCAGACGGTTTCTACAACGATTACACCGACTTCCAACGATTCATCACGAATGACATCTCCCCAGACGAAATCCAATACCGCGTCCAGCAGGGCTACCAAGCAGTCCGTGAAGCAGACCCAGCCGTCGTCAACGAACTCAAAACCATGTATGGGCTAGACGACAGCACCCTCGCCGCATACTTCATCGACCCAACCCGCGCCCGCGACGTAGTCGTCAGGTCCGCCCGAGCCGCAGAAGTAGCAGCCCAAGCCCGCCAACAGGCAGGCATCGGTCTTACGGCAGGACAAGCCGAATCACTCGTCATGGGTGGCATCAGCGAAGCAGCAGCCCGCCAAGGATTCGGTGTCGTCCGCGAATCCCAAGAACTCCTCGGAACCCTCCCAGGCGAAGAAACCCTCACCCAACAAGAACTCATTGAGGGTGTACTCGGCACCTCAGGTCCAGCAGCACAACGAGTAGCAACCACCCGACGTCGCCGACGAGCAGCGTTCGAATCAGGTGGAGCAGCAGCACTCAACACCCTCGGACAGTAATCATTGACTACACAGTTGATTCTGTGTACAGTAAGTAACGATACTTTCGAGTAGGAACCTGTGCGGGCGCCCCCCGACTCGCACGGCGCATATGGGGTGTACTAATCAACAAACAGCCGCCACGACCCTCCAGCGTGGTGTGGGTAAAAGGAGAGTGCCATAATGTCACAGTTTGACAACTACGACAGCGAAGACCAGATGGAAGAAACCGAAACCCGTAACCCAGTTCGGGCAAGGATGAAGCAACTGGAAAAGGAAGCCGAAGCACTGCGCAAGCAGGTAGCAGAAGCCGAAGCCGCAAAGAGAGAACTGACCTTCGTCAAGGCGGGCATCGACCCAGCCGACCCGAAGTTCAAGTACTTTCTCAAAGGCTACGACGGCGACCTCACCCCAGAAGCCATCAGGGAAGCCGCTGCCGAGGCGCAGTTGATTTCTACACCACCATCACCCGACCAGACGGATGAGGCGAAAGCGTGGAACCGTACCGCAAAAATTGCGGCGGGTTCACAAACCGCCCAGCCGCCAGTTGATTGGGCGAGAAGGTTGCAGGAAGCAACATCGCCACGGGAAGTTGAGCAGATTCTTGACGAGGCACGAGCAGCACTTCAAAATCCGTAACAACTAACAAAGGAAACAATCAACATGGCAGGCGAAACCACAACCTCGTCCCTCTCTGTTGACCAGGTTGCATTTGACCGCCTCGCGTACTTCGCGTTGCGTTCGGAACTCCTGTTCGACCAGGCAGCAGACGTTCAGCCAACCCAGCAGGCAATGCCTGGCTCGGGCGTCACATTCACCATCTTCGCTGACATCGCAGCCGCGACGTCGACCCTCAACGAGGTCACCGACGTCACCCCGACCGCGCTGTCCGACAGCCAGGTGACCGTCACCCTCAACGAGTACGGCAACGCAGTCGTCACCACCGCAAAGTTGCGTGGCACCGCGTTCCTCGACGTCGATGCAGCAGCAGCCAACATCATCGGCTACAACGCTGGCGACTCGATGGACCAGGTCGTCCGCGAAGTTCTCGCAGGTGGCACCAACGTCGTGTACGCAACGGGTGGCGCAAGCACCCCGTCCAGCCGCACCACGGTTGCCGCAGAGGACATCATCGCCGCTGACGACGTCCGCAAGGTTGTCGCACAGTTGCGTGCCGCGAACGTCGCCACGTTCGAAGGCTCGTACATGGGCTTCATCCACCCAGACGTGTCGTACGACTTCCGTTCGGCAACCGACGCAGCCGCATGGCGCACGCCAGCGAACTACGTCAACCCAGAGGGCATCTACAACGGCGAAATCGGCAAGTTTGAGTCGGTTCGTTTCATTGAGACGCCACGCGCCAAGGTGTTCACGAACGCCTCGGACGGCTCGGGTTCAACGGGAACGGTGGACGTGTACTGCACGCACATCATGGGACGTCAGGCTCTCGCCAAGGCGTTCTCGGTTCAGGACGGAAACGGCGCAGTGCCGAAGATTGTCCGCGGCAACGTCACCGACTACCTCATGCGCTTGCAGCCTTTGGGCTGGTACTGGCTGGGTGGCTACGGTCGCTTCCGCGAGGCTTCGCTCCGTCGCATCGAATCGTCTTCGAGCATCGGCACGAACTAACTAGACCCAGTCTGGTTGAGAGAAGCCCCCTGCTTCGGCGGGGGGCTTTTCTTTTTGCTACACTCTTAGCGATGTCGATTTCCAACTACGCCGAAAACGCACTGCTTGACACGCTAAGGAACCAGTCGTTTGCTGTCACGACCACTTACGTCAAGTTGCACACTGGCGACCCAGGCGAGGCAGGAACCAGCAACGCCGCAACGGAGACGACTCGTAAGTCTGTTTCTTGGTCTGCTGCTTCATCGGGTTCGATGGCTTCTTCTGCGACTCTTGAATGGACCAACGTCGCGGCAACAGAGACGTACTCACATTGGTCGCTTTGGGATAATGCTTCTGCGGGGAACTGTTTGTGGTCTGGTGCTTTGTCTTCTTCTGCCGCTGTTACTGCTGGGGATACGTTCCAAATCACTTCTCTCACCTTGTCGCTCGACTAGCCGTTAGGGGATAGCCCCTTATGGCTCTAACGATTTCTCAGGCGGGTAGCGCAACTTCTACTACCTCGTCTTCGACGCTGGTTGTTACTCCAACGGTTTCGTTTTCTGCGAATGATGGTGTTCTTGTTTGTATCGCCGCCGATAATTCAACCGCACAGGGCGGTTTGCCGTTTTCGTCGGTTACTGATTCTCAATCAAACACATATACGCTTGTTCGGAGCGTAAAACAGCAAGGGGCATCCCAAAATAATCTTGCCTGTGGCGCTATTTATTTTTGTGTTGTGCAAAATGCGTTGTCTGTATCGGATTCAATCACTGTCAACCTTCTAAATAACACGACCGCAAAAGCCGCCGTTACATTCAAAATTGGTGCTGCAGCGAATAAAAAACCCAGCCAAATTAGTGATAATGTTTTCAGCCCTACTGGTGATGCGTCTTCATCGTCGAGGTCTACAACGACTATGACATCTGGCGATGCGTTGGTCTTCCTTCTTGCCATCGAAAACAATGGTGTTGTGACTGGTGACTCAGACACAACAAGGGGTTCTTGGTCATCTGCCTATGTGGCAAATGCGGATTCTGGCACAGCGCTTACATCCATGCAGGCATTTTCGCAATATAAAATTGTTACAGGGAATGGAACCCAAACATGGGATACAACATTCCCAAGTTCTAGCAGTTTTGCAACAGCATACGCCACATTCAGAGAAGTTGCTGCCCTTTCAACATTTGATAGAACTGCCACTGGGTCTGGTACTGGGACAGCAACAGCCGCCACAAAAGTAACCCAACTTCGACTTGGCATCCACACCGATTTTTCATTCGGTTTTATCAACGGTGCGGGACGTTTCTATATCGGTCCGCCAACCATTGTGCGCACCGCTACAGGCTTGGGGACGGGTGCTGGGTCTGCGACAAAGAAAATAGTTGCTGTCCGAACCGCCACAGGCTCAGGTATAGGTACATCAAATAACGCGATAGTTCACGGACTGCTTCGCACCGCATACGGTTCTGGTGGGGCATCTACTGGTGACAATGGTTTGTTCCTTGTCAAACGTTTACGAACCGCCACAGCATCGGGGGCAGGGTCGTCATCGTCTGCGTTTAGTGTGACTAAAATCCGTGTCGCTACAGGGTCAGGTATCGGCTCATCTGCTATTGTCGTCACCCGTGTTGTACTTAGAACCAGCAGCGGTCAAGGCATTGGCGGGTCGTCGACGACACGGATTCTTGTTGCGCTCAGAACGGGAACTGGCTCGGGCGCAGGTACGCAGACGTCGGTTGGTGCTCGAACGCTCAAGCGTGCTTGCACAGGTTCGGGAAGCGGAAGTGGCACAGCCGATTGGTTGAAGTCCCACATCTTCCGAGTCCCCACCACCCGCACCTACCCATTCGCCGAACGCCTCTCTGAAGAAGCACCAGACAGATTGTTCTCCCACACCCCACAAGGCATCCGAGCCAAAAACCTCTACCGTCTCAGCGACGGCACCTACACCACCACAGACCCGCGACGCCCAGAACTCATCACCCGCACCTACTACGGTGGGCATGACATATTCTTGACCGACGAAGAAGTAACCGAACTCACCGCCGCAGGATACGGAGCCAGCATCACCTAATGGCAACCTTCACCCCACCAACAGACAACTTCGTCGTACCAGCCATCATTCAAGATGTCATGTCCATGCTGCCCATCAGCAAAGAAGAACGCATCGCCAACAAACTCGGTGTCCATATTGAAGCCTCGGGCAGAGGAAGAAACATCTTCCTGCTCACCAACGGCACCTACACCGAACGCCAACCATCCGACTACACGCTCATCTCAAAGGTTTACTATGGTGGGCACAGTACAGAAGTGGACGCAACCGAGGTTGCATCGTTGACCGCCGCTGGATACGGAGCATACATATCGTGAAGCACAGAGAAACCCATCCCAACCTGGATGTCGAAGGCTGTTTCGGTTGCAGGGTCGCAGGTATCCGAATGGGTACCAACTCGACCACGTCGCGGGGCGCTAAGGTGGCGTCAATAAATCAGACGGAACGAAACTGGAACAAAGATATGCCCGCCTATAAGCGGCTCCGTGCAAACGGATTACAGCCGAAGAAGATTGACGGTGCAGCCGAAGTTGAAAAGAAAGCGCAGGAGTCATGGCAGGTAGAAACGGGGATACTGCCAAACATTTAGCGTTCATCGGACCAGACCTACCCCATGTCGGGTACGGTCGCATGTTCGTCTCGCTTAGAGACACCCTCGCCACAAAGGTCAACCTCAACGACCGTGCCGAGCATGTGGTGTATGCGATGCAACCAGACATGGTCAAAGGCTGGTATCACGGGCAAAAAGCCACCATCCTCACCATGTGGGAATCAGACAAACTCCCACCAAAATTCTTTGAGTATCTCCCCCAATTCCAAACCGTCATCGTTCCCTGCCTCCACAACTTTGACCTATTCTCCCAATACCACGACAACGTCCACGTCATACCGCTCGGCGTAGACCGCACCATCTGGAAACCCAACCCCCAGCCATCGACAGACCGCTTCAAGATTCTGTGCGGCGGGTCCGAATGGCATCGCAAAGGACTCGACGTTGTCTTGGACGTGTTCAACATGTTAGGTATGCCTAACAGTGAACTGCACATCAAGATAGTCCCCCCGTATAGGTCTGCCCCAGAACGCATCGACTACCCGAACGTGGTGGTGCATCGGGACTGGATGACCGTAGAAGAAGAAGCCGCCCTCATGCAATCTATGGACTGTTTCGTATCTGTTTCCCGTGGCGAAGGCTTCGGACTCATGCCCCTCCAAGCAATGTCCGCAGGCATCCCGACCATCCTCACGGACGCTCACGGTCACCGAGAATTCTCAGACCTTGCTACCCACCGCATCTCCACTACCCCACAAAAAGCGACCATCGGCAAATGGTCAGACATCGGCAACTGGGAAGAACCAAATCGGGAAGAACTAGCCGAAGCCCTCTGGGACATGTACAAGAACCGTGAAAGGTACACCCAGCAAGCACTTGACACAGCCCCAGAAACAGCCGCCTTCAACTGGGAAACCTCAGCCAACCAACTCCTCCAAATCGTCAAACCCACCAGCAACACCGTCGACTCCAACTGGGTACGGGCAGGAGACGTCACCACCCCCATCAGGGTCAACCGCCGCATCAAAGCCGACATCGGTGCCCACCACATAGACCTTGCCCCTGGGCAGACCTATCATGTAGTGTTGAACGTCAGAGATGTTCTGAAAGAATCAGGGTATCTGCTGGAGGACCAGTGAAGAAGCCAACTAAAGCACAGAAGAAAATCACCAAGGTGATGCGCGAATACAAGGGCGGGACGCTGCACTCTGGCAAAGGTGGTCCCGTTGTGAAGTCCCGTAAGCAGGCTGTCGCTATCGCGCTGTCCAGTGCTGGAAAGTCGAAGAAGAAGCGTGGCAAGTAAAAAGGCTTTCTGGGATAAAAAGAATCCCAACAAGAAGTCGACCCCGTTGACCCCGTCGCAGAAGTCTGCGGCAAAGGCACGAGCGAAGAAGGCTGGGCGACCATACCCGAACCTTGTCGACAACGCATGGGCGAAACGCAATGGCTAAGTATCAGGGCAAGAACGTCTCGCTGAACAGCCCGCGCCCTATCAAGAAGGGTGAGCCAGGGTACGGTCGCAAGAAGTCCGTCGTGTATGTGTCGGCTGGGGAACAGGTGAAGCGTGTGATGTTTGGCGACCCGAATATGACCATCAAGAAAGAACAGCCTGGTCGCCGCAAGAACTTCCGTGCCCGCCATAACTGTGATAATCCAGGTCCTAAGACAAAGGCGCGTTACTGGTCTTGTAAGGCGTGGTAAACTCCCCTACACTGAACTAAGAGTCAAGGAGTATTTATGCCGATGGTCGGAAAAAAGGAATTCCCTTACACGAAGGCTGGCATGGCTGCCGCTAAGAAGGAAGCCAAGAAGTCTGGCAAGCCAATGAAGAAGGCTAAAAAGAAGAAGTGACCACAGCCGCAACCGTCATTGACAGGACGTTGCGCCAACTACTCTCAGGAACGGTAGAGGCTCGCAACAAACTGGCTTCTAGTGTCGACTCGTCCACGACGAGCGTAACTGTGTCATACAACCTGGAAGGGTTGCGTCCAGGACAGGTATGCGAAATCGACTCAGAAGTCATGTATATCTGGGAAACCGACCCCAACACCAAGACCTTGACGGTTCAGCGCGGATTCAACGGAACAACCGCAGCAAGCCATAGCGCCAACGCAATCATCACCGTCTCCCCACGCTTCCCCCGTGCACAGATTCTTGAAGCAATCAACGACGAGTTGGCAGACCTGTCATCCCCGATGCACGGACTGTTCAAGGTCACGAGCATGAACCTGGATTACAACGGTTCCGACAGCATGATTGACCTGACAGGCGTGACCAGCATCATTGACATTCTCCAGGTTTCTGTTCGTTACATGACCGACGATTACCCCGTAGCCCGCAAAGTGCGTCTTGTCCGCGACGTCCCAACCGACGACTTCCCATCAGGATTCGCCCTCCGCTTTGACCAGGGTGTATTCCCAGGGCGTCTCCGCATCGTCTACAAGGCACCATACAGCAGCGCCACCACTGAAGCCACCGACATCAACAGCACCTGCGGCGTTCAGGATTCGGTCACGGATATTGTGACGTTGGGTGCGCAGATTCGTTTGATGTCGCCACGAGAAATCAAGCGCAACTTCACCGAATCCCAGGGCGATACTCGTCGCGCTGATGAGGTTCCCGCTGGTTCTGTCGCTGGGTCTGTTTCGAATCTTCTTCGTTTGCGCCGCGACCGCATCCAGGCTGAAGCCGCACGACTCGCAAGGGCATACCCCACCTTCCTCAACAAGGACTAAGCCGTGTCTGACATCCTGTACAGGTTCACGGACGCTTTCAAACCTGCACCAAAATTCTTTTCAGGTGGAACAACCAGCCAACTCGTACCAGACGTTTTCCCTATCGCCATTGACGGTCGCCCCTATCTCATCGACCAAAAAGCAGGCACGTTCGCTAGAGGATTCGAACCGCGTGTCCGTGACTCTGTTGACCAGTCCACCGCCCCAGGCGAAGCCGCTATCAACCCGCAAGGTTTGTGGCGTCGAGGCGAAGTGTCATGGCATTACGGTGCAGGACAAAAATATGCGGACACCGCCGAAGCACAGGACTACAGATTCCACACGTCCAAAGGTGTCGACCCTTGGACCAAAGGGCAGTTGACGCTTCTCCCAAAAACAAAGGTGTCTCTTGCTAATGCCGCCACTACCGCCCATGTGGTGGTACAGGACGGGCGTGTCTATGCGTCTCTTGGTGCAGATGTCAAATACACCACCGACCCGTACGCCTCATCCCCAACCTGGTCCGATGCGACAGGCGAACCAGGCGGAACCTGCGCAGCAATGGCAACCGACGGCTCACGCATCTATCTCGCGTTCCCGTCCGATGGTGTCCGTGTCATCAACCCAGCGACGTCGGTTTCAGTTATTTCATCTAGCAAGTTTGTCAACTCAAGCGATAGTTACTACATGCTTGGTTTCGCCAAAAACTATATGTTTGGAGCCTATGACCATATCTTGCACAGCATCGCATCAAGCGGCTCAAAGAACGCAATCATCACCCCCGACGACCAGCAGTTCCGATGGATTGGTGTAGCCACGGGACAGAACGCCGTCTATGCCGCAGGATATGCAGGCAAAAAGTCTCTCATCTACAAAATCACCATCAAAGCAGACGGCACCCTTGACGCAGGAGTCGTCGCACTCGAACTCCCCACAGGCGAAGTCGTATCCGCTATCTCTGGCTACCTCGGATTTGTTCTCATCGGCACCGACAAGGGTGTACGTTTCGCCTCCACCGACAGCAACAGCAACCTCGTCGCAGGACAAATCATTCCTACCTCTAGTTCGGTAACGAAGTTCACCAGTGAAGGTCGTTTCAGTTATTTCACTTGGACGAACTACGACGG